CTTCGGCGCCGATCGTCAAGTATCAGGTCATTGCGGAGAACCGCGGCGCTCCGGTGACGCTCGGTATCCCATCGCCGCCGCCCGCGGTACCGTTGCCGCTCGGGCTCAACTGGCCGCAGCCGGAAGTGCCGTGGCGCACGTCGGACCCGACCGCGTTCCTCGCCGTCACGACGCTGCAGAAGGGCATTGCGCCGAGTACGGACAGCATCCGTGCGCCGCTGATCTTCGCCGCGCAGCCGAAGTATCAGGTCATCGCCGACAACTACGGCAGTCTGGCGCTGACGACGCTGCTGGTGCAGCAACCGCTACCGGTAGGCGAAAGCCTCACGACCAGTGCGCCGCCGCTCAAGGCGCCGGTACAGGTCGATGTCTACCCGAATGTGGTCATCCGCTCGGGTGGGCTGCCGCTGCCGCCGCCGATTTCCGAGCAACTCTCGGCGTCGGCGCCGTGGAGCACCGCGCGGCAGGTGGTGGCGGACCAGTACGTCAATACCTTAGCGCTCGGGATCAACGTGATTCCGGCGCCTCCGGTGTTGGTCTGCATCAGTTTCGACACGATGGGATTCCCGATTACCCGGCGGACCACATCGACCAGTGACTAGGAGTTGATATGGCTAATCTGTCCGACAAAATCGCTAACGAGGAAGCCACCGTCAAGGTGGATGTGGCGAAAGCCGCACAGTCCGTGCAGGGCTTCGCTACGAAGGAAATGACGTGGATTGAAAACAACAAGAAAGCGCTTCTTGTTGGCGCAGGTCTCGTCATCGCCCTGGTCGCATTCTTCTTTTTCAGGAGCATCAAGTAATGGCTGTCGATAAGCATCCGTCCCGCACCCCCACGCCGCCGCGCAAACCCCCCGCCACGTCCACGACCGACGGGCAGGCCAATACCGTTGGCAAGACCATGACCGGTTCCGGCTGGATGGAATACGGCTCGCGGAACGGCAAGGACCTGCGCATCACGAAGGGTTTTGGCACTGACCGAGCGCATGACTTCATGCCAGCTGGGGCCGCTGGTAAGGCACCCAAGGCCGGCAAGGAGCAGTCGCAGGAAGGCACTGTCAGCAAGGCATCGCGTGGCGGTGACCAGCGCGGGAACGACGAGCCCGGTTAATGCCGAGACCGTCCAAAGGCGAGAACCTCTCGCACTACATGTCCCGCTTCATGGGTTCCGGTGAAGCGCGCAAGGATTTCCCGAAGCAGTCGCAGCGCGCCGCTGTGGCCTATTCGATGTTCAAACGGCGCAAGAAGAAATAATGGAAGTATCAGGCGTCAGACTTGAACGGAAAGCTCTCGATCTTGTCCCTGCCGAAGCGACCCTCCGACCCCTCCGGGATCAGATCATTGTCGAACCGCTCGAATGGAATCCGTCCGCGGTCATTGCTGTCGCCGGCGACACTCGTAAACCGCTTCGGGGCACGGTCCTGGCGGTGGGTCCCGGAAAGTACCCCAAGCGATACAACGCCGACCGATCAAAGACCTGGGACAGCAAGGTATTCCGCCCCACCGAAGTAAAGGTCGGCGACGTGGTGGAGTTGGGCGGACTCGAATTGGGCGGCTATTCGTTTCCGGAAATCATGTGGGGACTCAAACGCTGCCTCATTGCTACCGAGCAGGACGTCTGCGGGATCGTGAACAATGGCTAAATCACCACATCTTCCGCCTGTCGAGCACCGCTTCAAACCAGGCCAGTCGGGCAATCCTGGCGGCAATGCCAAGGGTGTACGCAATCGGCTTACAGCCAAGTTCCTGAGCGCTCTGGCCGACGACTTCGATGAACACGGCAAAGAAGCCCTTGAAGCGTGCCGCATCGAAGACCCCACCGGATACGTCAAGGCACTCGTCGCGCTCATGCCGAAGCAGGTAGAGCAGACCAATGCACTTGAGGACCTGAATGACAACGAGCTTGCCGCCGCTATCCAATATCTCCGAGAACGACTTGCTCAGAACGCTGGAGCGGGAAGCGGAGAAGCGGAAAAGCTACCGACAGTTGTCGGCGTACAAACCGTACAGTAAGCAGCTTGAATTCCACGCCGCCGGTAAGGACTACCGAGAACGCCTGCTCATGGCAGGTAATCAGCTCGGTAAGACACTGGCTGCCGGTATGGAATTTGCACTCCATGCCACTGGCCGTTACGACGCTTTCCCTGGCTGGCCCGGACGGTGCTTTGCTCAACCCGTGGTTGGCTGGGCCGCCGGCGTTACTGGTGAAAGTACACGGGATAACGTACAGCGCATCCTTATGGGCCGCCCTGGTCAATATGGCACGGGCGCAATTCCCAAAGACGCCATTCTCGACTATTCCAGCACCCGAGGCATCGCCGACCTCTTAGACACCATCACGGTGCGTCACGAGTCGGGCGGAGTGTCAACGATCGGGCTCAAGTCCTACGAGAAGGGCCGCGAGAAGTGGCAGGGCGAAACGCTCGATTGGGTATGGTTTGACGAGGAGCCACCGCCCGACATCTACATCGAGGGCCTGACTCGAACCAACGCGACGGGCGGCATGGTGGCGCTCACCTTTACGCCGCTCATGGGTATGTCGGATGTCGTGCGCCGGTTCCTGATGGACCAGCCGCCCGGCACGCATATCACCACGATGACCATCGAGGATGTGGACCATTATTCCGATGAACAGCGTAGAGCGATTATTGCAAGCTACCCAGAATTCGAGCGAGACGCGCGAACAAAGGGCATCCCTCAGCTTGGATCGGGACGGGTATTCCCCCTTGGCGAAGGCTCAATTACTTGCGAGTCTTTCCCCATTCCTTCGCACTGGCCGCGAATCGGTGGACTCGACTTCGGATGGGACCACCCCAGCGCCGCCGTCGAACTCGCCTGGGATCGCGACACCGATACCGTCTACGTCACCGCCGCCCACCGCGCCCGGCAGCAGACCCCGGTTATCTTTGCCGCATCCGTCAAACCGTGGGGCGAATGGCTCCCGTGGTCCTGGCCGCACGACGGCCTACAGCACGACAAAGGATCTGGAGAGCAACTTGCGGCGCAATACCGCGCCCAGGGATTGAAGCTGCTCCCGCAGCGCGCGACGTTCACGGACGGCACGAGCGGCCTTGAGGCCGGCATTCAGGACATGCTGCAGCGAATGCAGACCAATCGGTTCAAGGTGTTTATTCACCTTCGCGACTGGTTCGAGGAATTCAACTTGTATCACCGAAAGGAGGGTTTGATTGTGAAAGAGCATGACGACCTCATTTCGGCGACCCGCTATGCAGTGATGATGCTGCGGTTTGCGGAGACCAAAAACCAGAGGAAGCAACGCGCCGCGCAGGTCTTTAACGCTCCCGTGCCGCAGGGCTGGATGGCATGAGCGCAGTCGAGGGCGACGTACTCGCGCAAGGCGACGCAGCGATCATTGACGAGTGCCGGGACCGCTATTCGCGCGCGACCGACGCCGAGAGTGCCAACCGTACCGAAGCCATTACCGACCTCAAGTTCGGCGATGGCGACCAGTGGGCACAGAATCTCCGAGACGAGCGCTTCAAGGACGGGCGTCCCTATCTTACGATCAACTTGACCGACGCAATGGTCCGGCGCGTCACTAATGCGTGTCGCGAGAATCGCCCGCGGATCAAGGTTCACCCGGTTGGCGATGGCGCCGACGTGCAGACCGCCAAGGTGGTCGACGGGCTCATCCGGCATATCGAGGCGACCTCGGGTGCGGATTACGCCTATGACACGGCGGTTGAATCGGCAGTGCGCGGCGGCTGGGGATACATCGGGATCGAGGGCGACTACATCGACTCCAATTCCTTTGATCAGGAATTGAAGATTATCCCTTTCCCCAACCCGTTCATGTGCTACATGGACCCCGCTTCTCGTGCGCCGGACGGTAGTGACGCCGAGTGGTTCATCGAATCGCAGATGATCAAGCGCACCGAGTACCGGCAGCGCTTCGGGCACATTGACGCCGCCGGCTGGCAGTATATGGGTGCGGGCGATGACGTCGCCGATTGGTCGAACAAAGAGGAATTGCGCCTAGCCAAGTATTGGCGCATCGAGCGTGAAAAAGACACGCTTTGTTTGATGTCGGACGGCAGCAATAAGTATCGCTCCGAATTGCCGAAGGCCGACACGATGGCCGCTGCCGGACTAATGATCGTCAAGACGCGGCCGACGCTGAGGCGGGTAGTAAAATGCTACTTGCTGACGCAATCGAAGATCCTGAGCACGACGACCTGGCCGGGGAAGTACATCCCGCGCGTGCCGGTCTACGGGCGTCAGCTCGACATCAATGGCGCGGTGATGCGTAAAGGCATGATTCGCGACCTGCGCGACCCCGCGCGCATGTACAACTACGCCCAGACCGCCAAGACGGAGACGTATGCCCTACAGCCTAAAGCGCCCTGGCTCGGCCCCGAAGGCTTCATGGAAGGCCATGAGGCGGCATGGCGTGATGCGAACCGCAAGCCGATTGTCGCTCTGGAATACAAGCCGGTTCGGCTCGATGACGGAACCTATGCGCCCCCTCCTGAACGGCAGGTTCCGCCTCAACCGAATGCGGGGTTTGCTGAGTGGGGCGAGAGTACGAAGAACGACTTTCTCGCCGTGGCCGGTATGGCGCATGACCCCGGGCAAGACGCCAAGGGTGAGACCGTCTCCGGTATCGCACTGCGCCGTCGACAGGGCTTGGCGGATGTTGCGCATTACGATTTTTACGACAACCTCTGCCGCTCGCTACGCCATCTCGGACGGATCATCGTTGATCTGGTCCCGTCCTATTACGACACGCCGCGTATCCAGCGAATCATCGAAGAAGATGGCACACCGAAAAGCGTAAACATCAACGAAAAGCAAATGGACCCCATGACGCAGGCCGTCATGAAGGTCAAAAATGATCTAACGGTCGGCCGCTATGACATCGTGGTGGATACCGGGCCGTCCTACCAGACGAAACGCGAGGAGTCGGCGGAGGCGCAGCTTGAATTGCTCGCCACGCCGCTTGGGCAGATGGTCTCGACCGCTGCCGGGGACCTCATCATCCGTGGCATGGACTTCCCGAACGCCGACACGATCGCCGATCGCCTGCAGGCCATGATCCCGGCCGCTCAGATGGACGCGCACAGCGACTTGCCGCCGAAGGCGCAGACGCTGATTGCCGGCCTACAGGCGCAACTGAAGCAGGCGAATCAGAAACAGCTCGCGCTCGAACTCGAACTGCAGGCCAAGCATGGCCTGGAGCAGATGAAGCAGCAGGGCGAGACGCAGCGCGTGCAGATGAAGGAAGCTGCAGAGACCGAGCGCACGCGCATGGAACTCGGCACGAAGGTTCACGACACCGTGACCAAAGCGCACACCGCGATGCACGATACGCACGTCAAGGCGGTCACCGCTCACGACGTCGCGGAAATCAACGTCGCCGGCAAGTTGCTGGATACGCATGCGAGCGCGGTTCACGAAAAGGAACTCGCCAAGATCGCGGCGTCTCAGGCTGAGAAAGCCGAGAAGCGACCCGAATAACTTTCGTCTTTGATGGCCGGCCGCCATCGATAGACGTGATTGGACGCCCCGCACCGGACGGACTTCCGGGGAAATTCGTGAGGAGACTCATGGCGATTGAGACTGTTGATAGTTCGAATCTGGCCGAATACGTTGCCAAGCGAACGACGAAGGGTGCGGATATCACAACCGGCGAGCAGATGGTAGCGGCTGCGCTCAAAGCCAGCCCCCAGGTTGCAGCGACGGAAGATAAGCCGGCAGACGTGGTGATTACGGCAGGCGTCGAAACCACTGCGGATGTCGGACCCGACCCCGGAAGTCAGGAGCCCACGGCGGCGAACCCCGACAAGCCGAAGAAGAACTCGTTTCAAGATCGTATCAAGGAACTCACCGACCAGAAGAAAGAGTTGGACGAGTTTGCGCAGAACGAATACGAGGCGAGACTTCAGGCGCAACGCCGGATTGATGAACTAGAGAAGCAGGTACAGGCCCTCAAGCCGAAGGAAGAAGCGCCGAAAACGCTCTCGCTGCCCGACCCCGCGAGTTACACCGGGGAGAAGGCGAAAGAGCGTTACGAGGCTGACTTACAGGCGTACATCGATCAGCGCGCGGAACTGACGCTGCAGACGAGGCAGCAGGCCGAAGCCGCGCGAAAAGCCGAAGAACTCCTTGCCGAACGGGTGCAGGTCGCCCGCACGGAAATCGAGGATTTCGATGATG